AAGACGTTGCCTTCTAATATCTGGCGTGATTGGGAGCGCGGATTCGCCGGCGACTATTGGCCGGAGATGCTACCAAGTTGGAAGAGTCCCATTTCTATAAACGAGATGAAACGACTTATCCTCACTGAAATTAGCGATTTAACAGATAATAGCCCAACAGTATATGTAACCTCTAACCCGGTGACTGGCACGCGTGAACAAGCTGTAGAAAAAGCCCTGAATGCCTATTGGCAACGCTACTTTGTTGATATGAAGATCCTCGAAGCCTGCGTGGATGCGGCGATATTCCCCTGTGGATTTTTCGAGGTGGCCTGGGACCAGATGAAGATGCAAGGGCAGGGTGAGGTTGATGTGCGTGTAAGGGCTCCGCAAACCGTCTTTGCTGATCCGTATGCGACTGACGAAGACGACGCTCGCTATATTATCACCCAGGACGTTCTCGACATTAACGAGGTGCGTCAGAAATGGCCGGAGCAAGGCTGGCGGGTCCGGCCAGATGCCGCTCGCCCCTCTGATCCCATGCCCATGACCATGCCCATGGATAGACCGTCAGGTGTTGGGTTACTCACGCCCCTCTATCCGGTCAACGCGCCGGTGCCGACCCACGGCATGGATACCCGCGTCTCCGTTATTACGGCCCGTGTCAAAGATGCCACGCTCGAGGTTATTCCTGAGATGGTGAAAGATCCCGAAGGGGTGGATCGTCTGCGCCGCACGGTGCGCTACAAATATCCGCAAGGTCGCTATATTACGGCAACATCTAACGTTATTCTCTACGATGGTCCCATGCCCTACGGCGACGGCTTTGACGTCATTCGTGTCACGCTGCAGCCCACGGTGCACCGCTTTTGGCCTGAGAAATCGATCGTAGGCGAGCTGCTTGAGTTGCAGCGTGCGAGCGATAAACTGGAATCGCTGGTGGTGGAAAATGCCCTCCGCATGCAGAAAGCCCTGTGGATTGCTGACGCCAATTCCGGCATCAATGCTCGCACGTTTGCTGATATTCCTGGCCAGGTTATTTTTAAGCGTCCAGGTTCCGAAGTCAGAGCTGAGCGTCCGCCTCCTATGCCGGCCGATCTTATCCAACATGGGGGGCGGCTCAGGGGTATTATGCGTGAGCAACTCGGTCACCAACCCTCTCGTGCTGGTCAGCAAGGACGCGGCAATGTCTCTGCAGAGCTGACCGAAACCGAAATAAGCCAGTCCATGGGACTGACGCGATTGCGCGCCCGGTATCTCTTCATGGCGGTCCACAAGCTCGTTTCCAAGATTGTCGCGCGCATGGGGCAGTTCTATACCGTCCCCCGCGTCCTCCCCTTTGCCCAGGGCGAGCAGTGGGAACCCGTGCTCTGGGAGCCACTCAGAGATTGGAAGCAATATGCGGCGGTGGTTGACCCAGCCAGTTTTAGCATCAACAGCAAAACGATGGTGAAGCGCCTGGCGATGGCGCTTGCCAAAATGGGTCGCATGTCTAGTGATGAAGATTTGCTTTCTATCTTAGAATTCCCTGGCGGTAAAGCTATCGCGCAGCGCAATCAAAAAGCCCTCGAGCTACAGGCTGCTGCGAAGGCGAAGCAGGGTAGTAGTAGTAGGAGCAGAAAATGAGCTGGCTGATGATTCTCCAATTGGCAACGACGCTTCTTGGTCAAGCCCTGCAAGCCTTTGCTGCGGGACATACCAAGGAAGCGATAGCTACGGTACAGCTGCCTCCGGAACATGCGGCGGTGGTCAGGCAACTGGCTGGGCAGCATCCGGAAACGTAAGACAGGGCGAAATAGGGCACCAAGGAGTCGAGGAAGACCATGAGTCCTGCCACGCTCGACCTGGCCGCGCACACGCGCCAGATCCGGCATCTCGCGCGTCGCTGGAGGTCCCATCTGCATGGCCCCACCTCCGTGGAGGATCTGGAGCAAGTCGGCTGGGAGGCGCTGCTGAGCTGCCAAGCGCGGCACCAGCCCGCGCAGGGATCCTTGCACACCTATGCCGACCGGCGGATTGCCGGGGCCATGCAGGATGAGCTCATACGACTCGACCAGCGCTCGCGCCGTGCCAAACGCCAGGGCGTGCCTCCCTACACCTTCGTGCCCCTGGAGAACTCTCTCCTGCCGGCCACGCCAGTCCTCACACCAGACCCGTGGCTGGCCGCGCTCGTCGCACGGCTTCCCGCGCGCCTGCAATTGGTGCTACGCCTCTCCGTCGTGGAGGACTGGACGCTAGAGGAGATTGCCGCAAAACTGGGATGTAGTTCCTCACGGGTGTGGCAGGTACGGACGCAGGCCCTCGCCGCCCTGCGCCAGAGGTTGGAGGAGCCTGCATAATGTCTATAAGCCTCGCAGAGATCGCGCCTTTGACGCTGCAAGAAATCTATCAGTACTGCGCGGCGCGCAGTACCATGAATATCTGCCCTGTGACTCCAGGAGCTTTTGAACATATTGTGGCACGGTTTCTCCCCGAGAGTCGTCCAGAGCTAGGGACAAATGAGATGGTGCTCTATCCCTGGCATACCGATACAGGAGAAGCAGTTATTCTTCGGCAAGAAGCATTATAGAAAACATACGCCATGGCAGTCTGTTCAATATGCCAGACAACTTTTAAGACAACACTCACGCCACGAGAATGTCAGATACTCGAGCTCATGGCAGATGCACTTTCAACACGTGAAATTGCTCGCGTATTATGTCTCTCAGAGAAAACAGTCCATTCCTACTTTTTGTGTATGCGTGAGAAACTTCATCTCCCAGACCGGAACCATCTCATGCGCTACGCGATTATGCAGCGCTGTGCCAGGGAATGCCATAACAAGAACGTCGAGGCTACACATGGCTGATATGACAAAGCAATCCATTACAGGAGAGGCACTCGCTCATTGGAAAGCCTCGCGTCTGGCAAAGCGTGCAGGAGAAAAGCCAGTCTCTTTCTATGACTATTACCCGTGCGACTGGTGTTGGAAGAGTGTTGATTATAGTGAAGACGTTCTTGCTTTTGAAGGGGAGACAGTGTGTCTTGCGTGTTACCCTCCAGAGATTGATGGTAGACGTGTAAGGAGTCCCTGGGGATGGCTCACTGACATTGGCGAGAGTTTGAGCGACTCTATTGTAGACATTGAAGATGACGAACAAGCAGGAGTAGCACTATGCCAGAAGAAGCAGGAATAACAAGAATACAGGAAGTGCGCGGCAAAGATGGCTCAGTAGCCTACGAAGTCAGCGGCGGTAAGCATGGCGAGGGCGAAGCATCCTTCTTTATCCCCAAATACTCCCTGCACGACTACGAGAAACAGCACGGCAAGAAAGAGTTACAGGAGATGCTGAAACGCAGTATTGAGGCCAGCATTCAGAGCCGCAAGGAAGATGCTGAGCACAAGAATTAGCTTGACATTACCATCCCTCATAGGCACTATTAATATGTGTCCTATTCTACGTGTATCAGGTAATCCCTGAGAGGGAGCTAAGCAAATGTCTACCCAACCAGAGCATACTGTCCTGGAGCGTCGCGGCCGTAAAAAGGGTCGCAAAGGTCGTCGGATGTGACGTAAGCTGCGGGAGCCCGCGGCTTTCGGGATGCGGTCAGTGTGCATGTTCCATCCTACCACTGGCCGCTTCATCTTAAAGTAAGCGGAGAGGACAGGATTTGAACCTGTGGTCCTTGACGGACGGACGGTTAGCAACCGTCTGCTTTCAGCCACTCAGCCACCTCTCCCAGACAAGGAGTCTATCATGGCCGAAGTTGAAATTGTGAGCCCACTGTATGAAACCGGCGTCCATCACGCCACCGTCCGTTCCCCGATGGCTGGCACGCCGCCTGATCCCCTGGGGATTATGGACCCGGTGGGCCATACCGTCCCACAGATTACGGCAGGTGGAGGCGATGACGTGAACGAGTGGCACGAAGAATTTCCCAGCGGCGGGAAGCGCTAATTATGGCCACTATGCCGCCGCCACATATGCTCGCCCAACTCCTCCAGGGGTTAGGGAAAGGTGGTCCTCCTGGCGCTGGTGGTCCTCCTGGGATGGGCGCAGCACCGCCTCCTGATCTCGGGGGGATTCAAAAAATGGCCTCTGCACCGCCAGGCCAGGAGGGTCCGCTGTTTAATCAGGCCAAAGATGCGCTTGGCACGCTGATGCAGCGCTACGCTATGCGTAGTCCGAAACTCGCCAAAGAACTGGCCACTGCGCTTGTCCATGTGAAAGCTGCAGAGGAACAATCCGCCACGCTGCCAGCTGAGCCTGTTGCCGCCCCGCCGCCTGGCATGCCGTCCGGTGGTGGGATGATGGGCGGAGGCGATATTGGCGCACCGGGCATGCCACAGTTAGGAGGGTAGGGAGTGGCTGATCTCAACTGGACGGACATCATTAACAACCCTCAGGCCTATCCTGATGAGATGCTCCTGCGCGATATGGGTGAATATGGCCAAAGGATGGTCGACCTCCGCAAATCCGTTGTTCCCAGGGACACCGCTGCCAGATTTGCCCAGCGCGCCGAAGTCCTGGCCGAAGAAAAGCGCGCCCTGGAATATCAGCTGGCACAGGCCCTCGCTGCTGTGCCTAATCCTCCTGTGTCTGATCCTAACGCTCGCCCAGCTTATCCTATTGATTACAACACTGATCCGCTGCTTGGGCCGCTACACCAGACGGGTATCAAGGCGATGGAACTTGGAGAGGCGAACAACAAGCGCCTGGATGAAATCGTGCGACTTCAGCAACAATTGCTGCAGGGGTTGGCGCAAATTCCGCAAGTCATGCGGATTGAGCAGTTGAAGCAGCAAGACCCGAACCTTGACCCTGCCCGTCTGCTTGAGTTTCAGCAGCAAAAGCTCCGCCAACCCGATCTCGCTGACGCCTACCGCCTGATGAACTACGACCGTGCTGTCGCTACTGCCAGAGAAGCTGGCAAGGCTGACGGTCTGGAACAGGCCCAGAAAGACCTGATGATGCACCCCCAGGTGCCCTACGCACCGTACGGTCCCCCGCAGTCCATTCCCTTACCGCAACCGCAGTTTACGACCATGGATCAGGCTGAAAACGCGGCTATGAGTGATCCGGAGATCATTGGTTTACTCTATTCCACGACGTGAGATATGTCGTGACCTCCGCCTTATTGGCTCCTTTCCCCCATAAGGTCTGAGCCAGAGCGACCCCAGGAAAGGAACCTTCTATGGCCGCTGGTGGCATCGGCTCGCAACTCTCCCAACCCCCTATTTCACTTATAAATACGGCGAATGGCGTTACCCAAAAGTACTTCCAACCGCAGTTGGTTGACGCGGTCTTTAAGCCCTCCCCTTTCTGGTGGCGTCTGACGCGTCTCGGTCGCAAATTTCAGGGCGGCGCCATTGTCTGGACGCTGATTAACCAGGAAGAGTTAACGGGCGGCGCCTTCTGGGGCACGCAGTTACTCTCCACTGATGTGACCGATTCCGCGCAACCGGCTGAGCTCCAGTGGCGCGCCTACAATCAGCTCTGCGCGATCCCCATTATTGATGCCATTCTCAACCAGGGGCCTCCCGGCGTGGTGAACCTGGTGCGTGTGAAGGAAGAAATCGCCTTCGCGTCGCTGCTCATGAAGCTCAACCGCGCCGCACAACGCACCAGTCCCCAAAATACCGCCATTGATCTTGACGGCGTCCCTATTGCGCTGGCCACGACAGGCACCTATGCCGGCGTGACGATCCAAAACAATGCCACCACCGGCTTTGTGTGGGAGTGTAACGGCGGGGCTGGCGTCCAAACGATGACGGCGCTCAATACCTTGGCTGGTTCTGCGGCTGGCACCTCGCTCTCCCTGGCTGGGATGCAGTATGCCTACGGTGAGTGCAGCTTTGGGAATGAAGAACCTACCTTGATTATTACCACGCAAGCGGGCTGGAATAGTTACTGGGGACTCCTCGTCAATAACCAGCGCTTTATTGAAGATGAAGAGACGACTAGGGGCGGGTTTAGAAACCTGATGTTTAACCGGTCGGTCGTCCTGCATGACCAGTTTGTGCCTGCTGGTGAGATGCAGATGTATACCGAAAAGTACGTGCGGCCCATCTTCCACCCGAATATGCATTTCCGCATGGACCCGTATATCCAACCATCTAACCAATACGTGGCAATTACCAGAGTGTATGTCATGCTACAACTCCAGTTTCTAAGCTTACGGAATCACGCACGGATTACAACTATAGCGAACGCTTAGAACGCATGATCATCACCACCTTTTGATCAAGGAGTCGATTATGGCATTCTCTCTTGGCGCCTGGGTAAAGTCCCACGTCCATCCCTTTACGTCCGCCCCTGGCGGGCAGGCTTCCAATCAACCGCCCACGATTGCCTATCACTTTGAAATGGCGGATCAAGCGGTCACTATGACGCCTGTGGCGCAAATGCCTACGGGGGTCTCCTGGGCGAGAGCCGTGATTCGTCAAAAAGGCTGGGGGTCCGGTAGCGGCACCGTCGGCCCAATTTACGAGCTGCAAGTGGCCTATGACTCCGGCTTTACCTCCCAGGTGCGCGACCTTGGCATCCAGACCACGTTGCGTACGGGAACTGATCAAACGTTTCTTTTGCAAGGGCCGGTTCCTGACGCCCAAACCTATACCTTTGCGCGTATTGCGGTAACACTTTCGGGCACTGATGTCATTACGTACGATGCGATTTTAGACTTCATCCCTGGTTTCTAGGGTCTTCACCCTACGCCAAGGAGAGGATACCCCTACGTGGCACACTGTTATTTTATCGCGCCTCGCCATTATGAAGCCTGGGACTATAGAAACCCCGACACTCCTGGTATCGGTGGTTCAGAAACCATGGTCTGCGAGATGGCCTGGCGACTGGCGGCACGTGGACACACAGTCACGGTTTATGCACCGCTGCGTCCTGATACGTGCACGGTCCACCGTGGGGTTATCTGGCGTGCACTCACCGAGTTCGATCCCACACATGATGGTCTCTATATTCTGGTGCGTGGCATCGAGCTCCTCGACCGCTTTGACTATAACCCGCAGCAATCGGTGTGGGCCGTCTTTCAGGACGTGGACACCCTCGAGCCGTGGAAAGACGAGTGGGCTGATAAGCTCGACCGCATTATTGGCCTGTGTGCCACACATTGCCAGTATCTCAAGAACACCCACCCGCTCTTTGCGGATCTGGTGGAACAGTCCCGTAATGGGATTCGTGGGGATCTTGTAGGTGACGTCTTGCAAGAAGAGCACTCGCGCAATCCGCATCGCCTGATGTATGCCTCGTCACCAGATCGTGGACTGATGGGTTTGCTGCAGGCCTTCAAGCTCATCCGCTTCCTCGTCCCTGATGCCGAGCTCCACGTCTTTTACGGCTGGGATAATCTCGACAAGCTT